TTTATGGTAGCAATGGTGATTTTATTTGTACTGATGATTGCGAAAATCTTGGGCTGTGGCCGACTTGCATCAACGAAGAAGAACTCTTTGTAGATGTTGGTGCGTATTTCTTACCTACCGCAATTGCTATTCAAATTTCTCCTTTATGGTATAGACGGGCAAGACATCCCGAGGAACAGCCAGAAGTCGATAGACTTATTATGCAAATTCTGATAGAATATAATTTTAAATATAACACCAACGGTAGATATACGTTAAATTATAGAGTAGGAAACAGGCAAGATTCGGTACAAAAAGAATTCTTTTTGTGGGGAAATGCTAAGATGGAGCAAAAATATGGAGATTATTATCCGTGGCGCAAGAAATAGAATATAAGTTTAATGAGGGTGATCTGTTGAAAGATTTTCAGGCATATGTTGATGCGACATACAATCAACACTACGCCCTAAACAAATATCAAGCAACAGAATTTATTATTGATAACGGACATGGCGTAGGATTTACTGCGGGCAATGTAATGAAATATGTCCAAAGGTACGGAAAAAAAGCAGGAAGGAATAGACAAGACTTGCTAAAGGTGTTACACTATGCATTGATGCTGTTATATGTGCATGACATTGAAACTAAGGAGACTAAATAATGCAAATAAGTAAAGAAACAATTGATATTCTAAAGAACTTCGCCTCTATTAATTCTAACCTAATGATTCGAAAAGGTAAGACTCTTTCGACTATTAGTACAGGTAAAAACATTTTTAGTAAAGCGGATGTAACTGAGGAATTTCCTCTCGAAGTAGCAATTTATGATTTGAACTCATTGCTTGCGCTTTTAACTGTTATGGAAAATCAAGAAGTAGATTTTGGTGAAAAAAGTTTAACGATTTCTAAAGGCAATGGTAAATTTGAATATTTTTATGCTAGCCCAAGCGTTATTGTTGCCGCACCAGAAAAGAGCATTGAGTTAGATTCGCATTACGAATTTACACTTTCTGCAGATGATGTGCAGATGATTATGAAGGCAGCGGCAATTACCGGTGCGCCAACTATCACAATTTCTAGTAAAGAAGGCAAGGTTTCTCTTAATATCGGCGATAAGAAAAACGATACTGCAAATACATATAAAAAATCAATCGGAGATAGTGAACATACGTTTGAATGTCATATGGCGGTTGAGAATTTTAAAATTATTCCCGACGCATATAATGTTACTATTTCTAAAAAGAAAGCATTTCAATTTAAACATGCTACTAAGGTAATTGAATATTTTATTGCAATGGAACCCGATTCAGTAGTTTAATGTTGCTGTACGCCTATTATAATATGGAGTTGTTATGGATTATCGTGAAAATGAATTTCTTTGGGTTGAGAAATATCGCCCGAGGAAATTAGAAGATTGTATTCTTCCCGCTAGTCAGAAAACTATTTTTCTGGAAATGTTAGCAAAGGGAGAGATACAAAATATGTTATTATGCGGCGGCGCAGGCATGGGCAAAACGACAGTTGCCCGTGCTTTGTGCGAAGAGCTACAAACAGATTATATCATCATTAATGGATCAGAAGAATCGGGTATTGATGTTCTTCGTACAAAGATTAAGCAATTTGCATCTACTGTTTCTTTTAGCGGTAAGCCAAAAGTTGTTATATTAGATGAAGCGGATTATTTAAATCCAAATTCCACACAACCTGCTCTTCGAGCATTTATGGAAGAATTTTCATCTAATTGTAGATTCATTCTTACTTGTAATTTTAAAAATAGAATCATTCCTCCTCTGCATTCTAGAGCGGCAGTCATTGAATTTAAATTGCCAAAAGCAGATAAACCTAAAATTGCCTCAGCATTTTTTAAGCGAGTAAATGAAATTCTCAGCATTGAAAAAGTTGAGGCTGATGGTAAAGTTGTTGCAAAGGTAATCGAAAAACATTTTCCGGACTATCGTAGAGTTCTAAATGAACTTCAGAGGTATGGTGCATCTGGAAAAATTGATGAGGGTATCTTTGTAAGTTTAGGTGAGACTAATCTTCAAGAATTGATTGTGTCTTTGAAAGATAAGGATTGGAAGAAGATGCGAACTTGGGTCGTCAATAACATTGATAATGACCCACAAACAATTTTTAGAAAACTATATGATGTTCTATGTGATGAAGTTGTGCAGGTTCCTCAATTAGTATTGTTACTGGCAGATTATCAATATAAATCGGCATTTTGTGCGGATCAAGAAATTAATTTAGTGGCATGCTTAACTGAAATTATGGCAGCAGTAGAATTAAAATAATGATAAATCCATTTGAAAATATATTTATTTGGATAAAAGAGGATTGGAAATCTTACCCACTTCGTTTTACGGTTGAGATTATTGCATGGACAATGAGTATTGGATGTACTATGTGGATGGGATACACTTTGCCGAATCCTCCTTTCATCTATCTATATCCGCTATTCATGGTACAATGTATGTTATTTGCTTGGTCAGCCTGGACTAGAGGATCGACCGGTATGATCGCAAATTATCTATTAATTGTAACGATAGATGTAGTAGCATATGTGAGGATGTTATGAGTTTATTCGGTAAGCCGGTCGAAAAAATTGAGGAAGTTCCTTATAAGTCTCCCGCAATATCTCCCTTTGATTTTATTAATTCTATACATTATTCTAAACAAAACTTAATAGTAGATGAATGGTCTGAAAAACAATATAATCCCTTTATTATAAACAAAGGATTATCCTATGGACATGATACCGTTATTCCCGCAAATGAGATGAATTCCCGTCCTCATTTGGATAAAATTCTTCAATTTCACTTTCTCATAAATATTGTTAGACCTAGAAAAAGATTCAATAAATGGATAAAGGTCGATAAAATCGATGAATTGGAAGTTGTAAAAGAATACTATGGCTATAGCACAGAAAAAGCCAAACAAGTACTCCCCCTTCTCAATGAGTCGATTCTTGATAAAATGAAGAAAAGCTTAACAAGGGGTGGTAAGAATGAGTAATGACATCATTTCAATAAATTTTCCGGGATATAATCCGTTAGAAGTAATTTTAACTGAACCCGATGATTTTCTTAAGGTAAGGGAGACCTTAACTCGAATAGGAGTAGCGTCGAGAAAAGATAAAACACTATATCAATCATGCCACATATTGCACAAGCAAGGTAGATATTTTATTGTACATTTTAAAGAGTTATTTGCATTAGATGGAAAGGTTGCAGATCTCTCTGAAAATGACCTGCAACGAAGAAATACTATTGCCAAATTGCTAGTGGATTGGGGATTGGTAGAAATTAGCAATCCTCACAATTTTGTAAATTACGCCCCTCTTTCTCAAATAAAGGTTATATCGCATAAAGAGAAAGATGATTGGACATTAGAAACAAAGTATAACATTGGCAAGAAAAAGATGCCAATGGGATATAAATAATATTTTAGATGTAAAATATATTTTACACATTGATCTCACATTGAATTTTTGCTGCAGCATCTTCAATAAACTGATCTGTATCAGCAGTACTTTTTATTAAAACTAGGAGAAAAATATGTGGACAACACCATCAGCAATTGATTTGCGTTTCGGGTTCGAAATCACAATGTACATTGCAAATAGGTAATACCGCTTTCCTCGGGATGGGAACGTAAAGACTTCACCTTAGGACCGCTTTGGTACGGAGCGTGAATTAAGCTGGCACAACGATAGGGTGTCCCTGTATTCAGTAAGCAGGATAGCTATGCCTTCGGGGTAGCACTTTTTTTTAACTCGCTTAATAGGAGCACATATGATTACAGCCGATATTTTTATCGACACAGTTCAAAACGGCAAACGCCAATTCATTTCTAAATATGTAACGGATAAAGACCTTGCAAAACCACTTAATGATTTTGTGGATGCGCAAACTGTATTCTCGCATGCAGTAGTTTCTTCAGTAAAAGAATCTTTTGGTCATCTAAATAAAAAAATAACTCAAAGCAAAATTGAAGAAGTAATCAATCCATTTAATATTGACTGGGTTCAGGCCGGTATGAAAGCCTGGTTAGATCAACCGGCAACTAAAGCTAAACCGTTTAAGGAGTAACATATGGCAACTCCTGCTTTTAGTAATTTTATCTTTGGCCCAGCGTATAAGGATGTTGAGAAATTCTTTGTCGGATATGATCAACAATTTGATCGCATGGCAAAATTTCATGATGATCTAGCAAAAAACGTACCAAACTATCCTCCGTATAACATTAAGAAAACGGGTGAGAATACATACGCTATTGAATTAGCAGTCGCCGGATTTGGTAAACAGGATATTGAGATTGAATTTGCAGATGATGTATTAGTTGTTAAGGGGAATACTTCCGAAGACAACAGCGATTATTTGTTCAAAGGAATCGCCGCACGTAATTTTACACGTACATTCGCCTTGAATGAGCAAATTGAAATTAAAGATGCGGAACTTTTTAATGGTATGCTAAAAATAATACTAGAGCGTATTATACCTGAGCATAAAAAACCAAAAAAAATTGAAGTGAAAGATACAAGTGAAATTGTTTCTGCTACAGGAAAAAAGTCTAAGAAAGAATTGTTATTAGAGGATACTAATGCAATTGATTAAAAAAGTTTGTAATCTTTTTTCATTGAAGAATCGCTATAATTCAGATTTAGAAAATTTTATTCTTAGTAATAATCCAAAAGATGTTTCAGATGTAGAGCGGTTGGCAAAACAATATGATGCGGCTCGCAAAAACAATTTTTATTAAATAAATGCGGGGGGAAACCCCCGCAACTGAAAGGACATTATGATTAGATTACTTAAATTGATAACCAGTGAAGAAATTGTAGGCGATTGCACTAAACGAGGATCAAAGATTTTTGTAAAAAAACCTTGTGCGATTATGTTGATTCAATCTAGATCGACTCCGGATCAACATTCTATGGCATTAATTCCATACGCAGGTTATACTAAAGGGCATGAGGTTCAAATTGAATCTAAGCATATTGTATGGGAAGCTGAGTTGGATGAGGATGTATTAAATCAATACAACTCATTATTCGGATCAGATATTCAAATTGTGTCTGCCTCAGTAGAAAAACCAACAATCCCTAATACATCTACATTAAACATTGTAAAAAATTAATCTAAAAAACTAGGGCAACGCCCTAGTTCTAGTATCAAATCGCTTCTTTACCGCATACTGAAATAAAGACTTGCTCGCGAGGCGTATTCGGTGCATCTAAATTTGTAATAAAATCCCCCATTTGATGTCGTTGTACCCATACTATTTTATTATTTGCATCAGTGAAAAAATCAGTTATTAGATATAACTTAGCAGTATCACATTCAATTAAACCAAAACTATAAATTTTCTTTACCGGTACTGGTATTTGATCATATTTCACTTCATCAGTAAAGACAATCATACTATGCATCTTAAACATTTCATCGGACTTAGCAAATCCGCCTTTATTTAAGTATAACTGATATGTAGATTCTTTTGCAACAAATTTCCAGTCAGAATCAACATATGCGATAGTATAACTCTCTTGTTCTTCAATAAAATGGAATTTAAATTCATTTGCTGCGAATGTAACTGATGCGAATGCTAATAGAATAATTGCTAATAGTTTTTTCATGTCAATCCTTCGAAGTGAGCCTAGTCTCGATTAAAAAATCTTTTCTTAGGCTTAGGTGGTACTACAGGTTTAGGTGGGGGTTCAGGTTCAGGTTCTTTTTTCTTAATAGAGATATTATCTTCTCTTAACATCTGTTTAACAAGTTGTACGGTTTTCGCAAGTTCTCTATCCGCAACCATTTTTATAGCTAATAGTTTGCTATCATAATTATTTGCTCCCTCCAGCAAATCTTTAGATATGGTTATCTTCTTTTTTGGTTTTAATGCTTGGAGTTGTTTCTTAAACTCTTCTGATTCTGGTGTCTTTTCTTCTTCGCTCATTTTTTTCCTAGGTGCAATCTACCCATCGTAAAGTTGAATACCAATCATACGTTGGACTACCTTTAGGTATAAAGCAAGTGCCTAGTTCGGGATTTTGCTGTATCCTATCCTGTACGATCAAATACATACAACCCACGTACAAAAATATTGCAAGTAATATTGTTGCAACCCATGAACTATCATTAAGTAATGCTTGTAATTTTCTTCTTCGTCTAGCAGCTTTAGCCATAGCTGCAGCTCGCGCTTCTTTTTGTTCTTTTTCTGCTCGGTCTCGTTTTTCTTCTATAAGGTCAGACAAACGTTGTCTTTCTGTACTAAATCTACTCCATATATCACCCAACCCAGGCGTTTGATAAATTAACATTTCTCGCAATTCTACTTCGGCTTGCTCAAGTTGCATCTGCATCATAACATTATTTAAAGCTTGAGAATTCACCTTAGATGGGTCATCACTTTCTTCACTTTCCTTTTTTGCTTGAGCAGCAGCTTCTTGTACTACTCCTTTGGCATCTAAAAATTTTCCAATATTTCCAGATACCTCCATTGTAATTTCTGATACATCTGCCGCTGCTGCTTGACATTCTTTATAGAACTCCACACCCGATCTTATTGCTTTTAATGCCCCTTGCGCCATCGCAAAGGCGGTGATTGGATCCACGTCATTCCTTTTTCTTCTTAACTTTTTAGTTCCTCCGCAGCTTCTTCTGCTTCGGCCCGATTACTAATTTCTGCTTGAAAGGCAGATCTTTGCATTTCTGCGCCTGCCATTGCCGCTTCCCTGCCTGTACCTGCAAGCATAATACCGCTCAATGTTCCGCATAAAAATGTTGCCACGGGAATAATAAGTTCAAAAAATTTACTATCAATAGGACTTATTGCATCTAGCGGCTGAGTCACAAAAATAATACTATATAACACTACAAAAATAATGCCAATTAACGTAAATGCTAAACACGCACCAATAAACACTTTAAGTCTAACCATAAGTTCAGATTCAGTATATCTTTCTCCAGGTTTAGATACTTTCGATTTTTCGCTATTTTTCATCTTTTCAAATCCTTATTAAAAATTAGTTCAGGGCAATCTCGATTCACTTCACATATTGGTTTTTTGCATTGTGGGGTATTCCAATTCCCCGGATCTTGACATGGATATCTAAATGCTTGATTGCACCCTGCCAGTAGTAAAATTATAAAAATACAATATTTTATATACCTCATGTTATCCTCGTCTTGTCCATGAACTTATGCCAACGTATGCGCCCACTACGCCACCCAATGCAATCCAGTACAATTCCAATGCAGAACTGATTCGTTCAATCCTTGATTCTGGGACAACAAACATAATAGAAAATGCTGTGACAATGATGGAAATTAACGCTACCCATGCCATTCTTCTTCTATTTTTTGCTCGTTGTTCGTAGATAGTATATTCCTTTTTATCTAAAATTCCATCATGGTTTATATCAATAGATTCTAGATTTTCTTCAGTAGCCATTTACACCTCTCATGTTATGCCGTAAATCTATACGTTAGTATTTCTACGAGTTTGCGTATGAAGGTAATGCTATTATAGGTGTGGGGGTAGTGCTCGAATCAGATGCGGTTTAATTTAAACCGAGGACAATGTCATTACGAAGTGCCACTTTGCACGGCCTTCATATTTTTAACCCATTTTATTTGGACATTTTATTTGTAAATAATGGTTAATCTCATCTTTATTTATATAGGTAAAGCCTTAAATATATTATATAATAAGACAAGTAATATAAACGAGGAGTTTTATGAAGTTCTACACTAGTGTGAATCAGTATGGTAATAATATTTTGGTTCGGGGTATTAACAATGGAAAGCGGGTTCAGGATAGAATTCCGTTTAAGCCGAAACTATTTGTCAAATCTAAAAATGAAGCAAAGTATAAATCGCTGTATGGGCAGAACTTAGAACCGGTTCAATTTGATAGTATTAATGATGCAAAAGACTACGTAAGTAAATATAAAGAAGTAGAAAATTTTCCGATATTTGGTAACACTAACTACGGTTATCAGTATATTACGGAAAACTTCTCGGATGAAATTGAATTCGATATAAGTCAAATTAAAATCTGGTCATTGGATATTGAAACTTCCGCCGAATTGGGATTTCCTGATGTTGCAAATCCCCAAGAACAGTTGTTAGTTATCACAACTCAAGATGCAAATACTAAAGAACTGATGTCCTTTGGTCTACACGACTATGTAGTTAAATCAGAAAAACACACGTATATTAAATGTAAAGACGAAGTAGATTTATTGAAAAAATTTGTAGACTATGTTGCAGCAGATCATCCGCATATTATTACAGGTTGGAATGTAGAATTTTTTGATATCCCATATCTATGTAACCGTATTACTCGAATTTTAGGAGAAGATTATGTGAAACGTCTTTCACCCTGGAAAGTTGTTAAAGAAAAAAATATTATTAAACTGAAGAAAGAAAATATTTCGTTTGAATTGTTGGGTATTGCGATTTTAGATTACCTTGATCTGTATAAAAAGTTTACTTATACCAATCAGGAATCATACAAATTAGATCATATCGCAAAAGTAGAACTGGGTAAAGAGAAGTTATCGTATGATGAATTTTCGTCATTTACTGAATTCTACAAAAATGATTGGCAAAAATTTGTAGAGTATAACATTCGAGATGTTGAACTGGTAGATGAGCTTGAAGAAAAGATGAAATTAATTGAACTCATCTTAACAATGGCGTATGATGCAAAGTGTAACTATATTGATATTTTCTCTGCAGTAAGAACATGGGATTGTATTCTTTATAATGAACTATGGAAGAAAAATATTGTTGTTCATCAACGGCAGGAAAAAACAGGAAGAAGTATTGCTGGTGCGTATGTACAAGAACCTAGACCAGGTAAGTATAACTGGGTAGTATCGTTTGATGCGACAAGTCTGTATCCTAGTATTATTATGCAATATAATATGTCACCTGAGACTTTGGTAAGTACATATCCTAAATTTTATGATGTACAAATGAAGACGTTGCTAAATGGTACAGCCGACTTGTCTGAGCTAGAAGATAAAAAGTATTGTATGACGGCAAATGGAAGGTGCTTTACGAAGGAAAAACAGGGAGTATTCCCGGCAATTGTTCAGAAGCTATTTGACGATCGAACTAAGTATAAGAAACTTATGCTTGAGGCACAATCTCAATACGAGGTAACTAAGAATAAACATTGGCAAAAAGAGATATCCAAATATAATAATTTTCAGATGGCTCGTAAGATTCAGATGAATTCTTTGTTTGGTGCAATGGCAAATGAATATTTTAGATTCTATGATGACCATATTGCGGAAGGCATTACCCTTACGGGGCAATATATTATTCAAAAAGTTGGCAAAGCATTGGACGACTATTTAAATAAAATTTGTGGTACTAAAGATTTTAACTATTCTTTTTATTCAGATACAGACTCCTGTTACATAACATTAGATCCGCTAGTACAAAAGTATTATAAAGATCACTCATCTGAGAAAATTGTAGAATTACTTGATAAAATCTGCGAAGATAAAATTCAGGAAGTACTTAATAAAGTATGCAATGAAATTTCAGGATACACGCATGCGTTTGATACTAAGATTAATTTTAAGCGAGAAGCAATTGCCGAAACTGGCGTATGGGTTGCAAAGAAGCGATATGCACTAAATGTTTCTAATAATGAGGGTGTACAATATAAAGAACCGAAATTAAAGGTTATGGGTCTGGAGATTGTTAGATCATCTACGCCTGAACCTGTACGAGATGCTCTACGAGGCGCGGTTAAATTAATTTTAACTAAAGATGAGGAAGTAGTGCAGAAATATATTATGGATTTTGAGAAAGAATATAAACAACATGCTCCAGAATTAATTGCATTTCCTCGGGGTGTGAATGGTCTCGGAAAATACTCCGACAGATCAAATATATATAAGCATGCGACACCCATGCACGTCCGTGGCGCACTTCTTTATAATTTCTATCTTGACAAGTTTGATCTTGGTAAAAAATATGAACGTATAAAGGAAGGGGATAAGATCAAATTTATTTACCTCAAAGAACCCAATACTATAGGTGAAAATTGTATAGCATTTAATACTGTTATACCTTCTGAAATGGATTTAAAGAAATATTCAGATTATGATTTGATGTTTCAGAAATCTTTCCTAGAACC